TGGTCCGGCTGCATGACATATTGTTTCAACTGATAAGCGGTTTCCTCGTCCAGACCGGCGGCAATTAATATCTGTAATGCCTGATCAACCTGGCCTTCGCCTGCTCGTTCAATAATCTTCTTCCAGTTCGGGAAGTTTAACGCTTCCAACAAGGCTTGTCGGTCGATAGCGCCTTTATCGTACAGTTCTTTGGCCTGTTCTTCTAATTGCAAGGATGTTCTCGGCATGGTGGACCCGGATTCGACTACAAAATTAAACTTCCGGCCCACAAGGTCGGTTCCCCGGATATCCACTTTCTCACCGTCAACCTCAATCGGCTCTTTGATAAACGCAAAGTTCTGATCCATGGATAATTTCCATTTACCCCTGTTTTCCACCAGGCCGTCAATGCTCGTAATCTTTTCCTGAATCAAGACCGCATTACGCTCCTGCAGGGCGACGATCGCCGAGGCGGCTACCACCCCTTTAGGCCCGACTCCCCGGTCCGCATCCTCGATCTGATAGATACGATCAAAGAAGGTGAGAACAATGTTTAAGATCTCAATAAAATTACTCGGGAGATTCGGTACCGGCTCAAAACGTATGCCTGGAACGTGTTTAACTTTTTCCGGCATTAACACCAGGTTGGGATTGCTGTTTATCATGGCCTTGGTAATACCCGTCTCTTTTGCCACAATCAACGGCGGATACATCACGCGCATGACCCATGATAAAAGCCGGGAAAGGATCTCATCGATCTTTTTGTTAAGGTCTCCGACCTGATCGATTGCTGAAAATCCCCAGGGAGACGTAGTATCGAGATAGCTGTTAACCTTATAGAACGGGAGTCGATCCCATGCGTGAGTTTCTTTTGTACGCTCCATGGGAAGCGCCCAGTTAATGTTTGGGTTTTTAGTATCCTCTAAGACTGTTCGGCCAAGATTGGTGAAAAGGATTCGCCGGACATTATCAGGATACTTTTTTCTTCGGGTCTGGACCTGATCGACAATGGGGTTGCCTTCAATATCACTGTTATTATTAACAACCTTTTCCTCAACGCTCATAGAATCGTCGCGGATCCAAAGTTCAACCACCAATGCCCGCTTTTCCAGGTATGTACTTCCGTCCTGGACCGGGTGCATATTGGGATCAGCATAATTACCGGCGGCGGCAACAGCCCCGGGATAGGTTTCTGATGGAACGGGGCGGGTTTCTGCTCGGGATTCTCCCATAGTGCTGTAAACTTCATCGGGCTTGATAGTTCCAGGCTTTAAGCCATATCGTTTTTCAAGCACATCGCAGTTTCCCGCAAACGCTTTGCAAAAATACGGACAATCCTCATCAAAGTTTTTCCAGTTGCCGGGGGCAGGGAAACAGGCAAAACAATCCATAACAATAATATCGCAATCGTTTCTTTTCCCTACCCACACAGGATGCTCGACCACAATCCCGTATTTCTCCATTTTTAACGCCGATTCTTTCAATTTGGCTTGTTGTTTCGTATTCTTCCACCACTTCCGGGCCCTTGCGGTTAAGATGGTATCCGCATTATCCTCTCCTGACTCAAGGTCCACGACTTCGGCCTGGGGCCGTCTGGCGGTGATATTGGATACTGTCCGGGTCACATTGGAAAAGAAGAGGTTGACCGTTACTTTGGTCTTGCTTTTCTTTCTCAGATTCCTTGCCTTTTGCCAGTGGTCGCCTCGATACATCGAATACGAGTGCATCCACTTATGAGGAAGTCCCTGGCGCTCTTTTTCCCTTAGAGCATCCTCGAAAAGCATCTGCCCAAACTTTCCCACCGCTTCCGGGTCGGTGTCAGGAGGTAGATTTGCGATATTGTATTTTGCAAACATTTAGTTTCCTTAAATAAAAAAGCCCGATAAAACTATGCAAGGAGGGAAGAGGCTCCTTTTAGTCTTACCGGGCCGCGTAATACCCGTTTCCGGGTTATTCGGTATCCGAGATTATAGTTTAGTTACTCAATATCCAGTTTCCTTTTCGGCATCAAATAAGCATTATTGATCATACCCTGGGTCATGTTCATTTCCAGGGTAACAGGTCCGGTCATGCCCGCCAAGTGCTCTAAAGTCATGTGTTTGTTTAGTATAGCGACAACATTATCCAACCGTCTTTTAAAGCTATCGCTTATCTGGTCGCTTTGGGCACCATCGTTTTTCATGTATAATCCTACCCTTTGAAGTTGGGAATGTTTCACCGCAATACCTACACTCTAAGCCGTCGTAATTGTCGTTTTCATCAATAATAACTGTGGTTTCCTGTGGTCTTGTGATAAACGTATAGTTATCATCCGACAATGGATTGCCACACCCCGGACATGGACCGATGGCCTCAGACAGCAAATCGCAATCATGCGGAACATCGTCGATATGCTCTCTGAACTCATTCTTCAATCGGATCATAGCGGCGTTGGCCGAACGGTTCGGGTAGTATTTCTGGACAAAATCGCTTATCCTCGAAGTTTCCTTAAAATTCCTAAACAAGATCCCTCGGGGATCATCGATATATTTATTATTGTCGTTGGTCTCAAAGAAACAATCACGACACCATGGACATATTACGTCAAGTGGCATTTAATTAACTCCCGGCCTTGTCCTTTTCTCTGGCCCTTCTTCGTTGGTTTGACTTTTTCCGGCGCTCCTTAAAATCAATATAAGATTCGCCTTTGTGCTTTTTTTTATACATTCGGCAGCCATAGTCCTTGCGCAAGTTCGACCCCTTATTAATCAACATTACTACTCATCAGATTCAACATATTTCTCCGATTCCGCAATCAAACGATCCATTCCAAACTGTTGTAAAAACTTCTCATTCGCCGCTTCAATCTCCTCGGGCAGCTCTTTCTTTTCAGGAGCCGATGTCTCCACGAGATCGTCAAGGAAATCATCAGGGATATTAAACGCATCTCCCTGGGGTTCATGTTTCCCGTGAAACATATCATTGCCGGCGTACTTAGTCTTGTAAACCAGGACGCCGGCAATGATAACGGAGGCGAGAACAATCAGGGAGATTGCGCCGAATAGAATTAGAATTTGGTTAAATGTTAATGTCATTACAAACCTTAAATCTTAAGCATCATCAAGACGTGGCCACGGTCCGGCCTTGTCTGCGTCAGTGATCCAGTTGTTGGCACAGAACCTTGTATCCACATTAAGAGATGCACTTCCAGTGGCAGCATCGCTGACAAGGTTGTTTCCGGTAATGATAAAAGTATCATCATCGCCATCATTGATAGTACAGGCTACAACATAGATATTATTGTTTGCTATTAGCCCCAACCTCGAACCGCCAGCAGTTGTGGCGCCAGTAACAACAATACCGTCGTTGGCTCCACCAATTATATTGTTTCCGACAATCCTTGTGCCTTCCACGCCTCCCGCACCAATATCAATAACGTCCCCGGTAAATGCCCCCATGAAATCGCAACCTATGATCTTGAGCCAGGTTGAGGCGGTCGTATCAATAGCGCTAACCCCAACCAATGTGCCGTGAGACTGAAATTCGCATCCGCGAAACTCACAGCCGCCAGTAGCAGAAGTTAGCGTCACAATATCTGCTGCGGCAGTTGGTCGAAAAACAATATTATAAAACCTTGTGCCATAACATGAGCCTACAGGAGCATGATTGCCAGTAATGCCAGCACCTTTATAACCGTCGCAAGAGCCACAGCCGATAATGTCTGTCTTTTGTGGAAAGGCTACAAGATCTTCAACAAGCCAATCGCCGCAAACCCATATTGTGTTTCTCCTTGCCCAATGCCTGTTTGCAGACAAGGCAATTTCAGCATGGCTGGCAGCAATAGCTTCCGCCAAGGTTGAATACGGATAATTCAAACTGCCATCCCCGGTTGCAGATACGTTACCGTCAACGTAATATTGTACTCCCATCGGCTCTGCAACCCCCGCCCCTACCATTTCCCTTAGTGTGGAAATAGGGTAAGACGCCTGTGATCCAACTGCTAATAAACGGTCTTCATCCATTATATTTCTCCTTTCCATGGCCCACCAAGGCCAAATTAAAATTATTGTGGAACCTTTTGGCCCGCCAGG